AAAGTTTTTGTTATTAGAAGAAGATATAAAAGAAATGTTAGATGAAGATATTAAAAAGTTGGTAGATAAAGTAGATAAGAAAGCTTGGGGGTGGATGAATGATACATACTGAGATACTTTCTATTTGCTTAAATCATGAACACTACAGTAAAGTTCGTAGGTTTATTAATCGTGATATGTTTAATCATGAGTACGGTATGGTATATACCCTAATTGAAAAGATACATGACAAGTATGATGACAAGATACTAACAATTCGTGATTTAAAGGTCATGTATGCTGACCTATATCCTGCTGTTCCTAAGTCTACAAGGCAGAATATACTAGATAGGATAGATGAACTAGATGAAAATAGTCCTATATCGGAACTAAACTATGATGCTATAAAGAATTTTTGGGGTAGACAAAAAGCAAAAGAGATAGGCGAAAAAGCCGTTGACATTTATACAGGGTCTGATGCTGACATTAGTGGATTAAGAAGATTAGTTGAAATGTTAGATGAACAAAATATGGTTGGAAGTGAAACCTATAATCTTGTTGAAGAAGATATTGAGGAGTTGTTTACTTTAAATGGTGGCACAGGTGAGTTTACACATAGATTATTAGCGATGGCTGACAATGTTCCTGCATTAGATAGAGGTCATTTTGTTATTCTTTTTGCTAGACCAGAGATAGGTAAGACGACATTTTCTAGTTTTAATGCATCTGGTTACATAAAACAAGGTAAGAAGGTAACGTATTGGGCAAACGAAGAACCTGCTGTTAGAATTAAATTAAGAATAGTTCAATCATACTTTAATCAAACAAAAGAAGAGATTGCTGATAACATAGAAAATTATAAAGAAGAGTACCTAACAAAAATAAAACCGTATCTGACAGTTTTTGATAGTGTAGGTACACACATTGATGAGTTAAATGAGTATGCTAGAATTTATAAACCAGATGTAATGTTTGTTGACCAATTAGATAAAGTTCATATAACAGGTCAATACAATAGAACAGATGAAAAATTAAAAGATGTTTATGTACGAGCAAGAGAAATAGCAAAACGACATGATTGTTTACTTTGGGCGGTATCACAAGCTAGTTATGAAGCAGAGGGTAAATCAATAATAGATTATTCTATGTTAGATAATTCAAGAACAGGTAAGGCGGGTGAGGCAGATTTAATTATTGGTATTGGAAGAGGTGCTGACAATATTGATTTATCTGACCCATATCGTAATATAACAATAAGTAAGAATAAATTAAATGGTTGGCATGGTTCGAGACATGCAAGAATAAGTATACAGAGAGGAGTGTTTGAGAGTGATAACGACACTTGATGTTGAAACAACATTTGATGTTGATGCCGACAATAAAATAACGTCTAGCCCTTTTAATGGTAACACATTAGTTTCAGTTGGATATAAAATTGATGACAATCCAGTTGAGTATTTATGTTTTTATCATAGAGATGAACCACCGACACCAAATGCAAAAAAGATTTTACAAAATGTTTTAGATAAAACTGATGTACTTGTAGGTCATAACATAAAGTTTGATTATAGTTGGTTAGTTCAATGTGATTTTACTTACGATAATAAATTACATGATACTATGGTAATGGAATATATCATGGCAAGGGGTGTTAAGTGGGGATTTTCATTGGAAGATTGCTGTAAAAGAAAAGGAGTTGCACTTAAAAAAAGTGAACTAATTCAACCATTTATGGCTAATAAAGTGTCTTATGAAAAAATACCTTGGAACATTGTTTATGAGTATGGTAAGCAAGATGTTGAAAGTACATATCAACTTGCAATTGCACAGTTAAGTAAATTAAAAATAGGATGGGGAGATTTATATGTCTAATGGAATAGTACCTACTATAAAACTTTCAATGGAACTAACAAAAGTTTTAGCTGACATTGAGATGAATGGATTACATATTGATACTAACGTATTAACAAATATAAAAGATAAATTTGAAAAAGAATTAATTGAATTACAAACTTACTTACAAGAAAAAGTAAAATATTTTATGGGAGACACACCAATAAATTTAGATTCACCAGAGGATAGGTCTATACTTTTTTATTCTATGCGTATTGTTGACAAGAAAGTATGGGCGACAAGATTTAATATTGGCTTTGAAGTTAGAGGTAACACAAGAAAACCAAAAAGAAAAACTCAGTTTTCTGATATGAGAGAATTTTATACAGAAATAAATTCTATGGCTCGTGCTGAATTAAAAACTCATGGAACTGTTTGTCATAACTGTCAAGGAACTGGTAAGTACACTTATATGAAAAAAGATGGAACACCTAGTAATGTAAAACGACACTGTAAAACTTGTAATACAAAAGGTTTACTATTTACTAATAAAGATGAAAGAGCAGGATTAAGATTAAAACCTAGAAATTCTATTGATTGTTCTGCTATGGGATTTAAAACTGACAAAGAAGTATTAGAAAGTCATTTGACATCGACAAAAGGAGTTGAGCATGAGTTTCTAATTAAGTATGTACGCTATTCTGCAATAAGAACTTACTTAAGAACTTTTGTTGATGGTATGCAAAAAGCTATAAGTAAAGATGGTATGGTACATCCACAATTTATGCAATGTGTTACAAGCACTGGTAGACTTTCATCTCGTAATCCAAACTTTCAAAACATGCCTAGGGGTAATACCTTTCCTGTTAGAGAATGTATTACATCTAGATGGGAAGGTGGAAAAATATTAGAGGGTGACTACTCTCAACTTGAATTTAGAGTTGCAGGATTTTTAGCTAATGACAAACAAGTATTTGAAGATGTTAGAAATGAAGTAGATGTTCATAGCTACACTGCTAGAATATTAGGTGTATCTAGACAAAAAGCTAAGTCCGACACCTTTAAACCGCTATATGGGGGTATACTAGGTACCCCGAAACAGATGCAATACTATCGTGCTTTTAAATCTAAGTACGAAGGAGTCACTAGATGGCATAGAGAACTACAGAATGAAGCTCTGATAACAAATAAGATTAGATTACCTAGCGGTAGGCAATACTTTTTTGGTAATGTAGAAAGATTAAGAAGTGGAAGTGTAACTAATTCTACAGCTATTAAAAATTATCCTGTTCAAGGTTTTGCTACAGCAGATTTATTGCCGATTGCATTAATTAATTTAAAAAAGTTGTTGACAAATCGTAAATTAAAAACTATTATCTGCAACACAGTACATGATAGTGTCGTTTTGGATGTATATCCGGGCGAAGATAAACAAGCTATCACAACTTTAAAAGATGCTATGATGTCTTTATCCGATGAGTGTATAAAGCGTTATGGTTTTAAATATACAATGCCAGTTGGTATCGAGTTAAAACTAGGTTATAACTGGCTCAACATGAAGGAGGTTTATAAAGCCAATGGTTGAAAATGTTGAAACACAAGCATTATCAGTAAGCACTAATTTTGACAATTTAAGTGATGCTGAATTAATGCGACTTACTGGGCAAACTGATGGCGGTGGGCCATCTGGTTCAGTATTATCGAGACTATCAATAAACTACGACACAGAAGATGAGAATGAAAATCCATTACCTAGAGGTAATTTTGCCTTAAAGCTTGATGGAGAAAATATTTATTCTAAGAATGTAAAGTTTAGACCTTTTATTAGGTTATATGCTTACAGTTATTGGGATAACAACTCGCAAGAGTTTACATCAAGTGTGCAAATGCCATCTTTAGGTGACCAGTTTGCAGACTCATCTGGTAATTACAAGTGTGGAAAGTTATCTAGAGAACAATTTGAAAGTTTAAAAGATGATGACCCACAGCGTGTTATACAAAGTTCTATTAAATGTAATCAAGTTTTGTATGGTGTAGCAAGTATGGAAGGTAAAAAATCTAATGGTGAAGTAGCCAAGATTGATGAAGTTCCATGTGTTTACTATGCAAAAGGTACAAACTATGTTCCATTTAGTACAACACTTGCTAGTTTAGCAAAACAAAATAAACCTATGATACGCACTAATCTTTTGTTATCTACCAATAAACAAAAGTCTGGAGGTAATTCTTACTTCTCAGTAAATGCTAAAATAGGTGATTCGGTAGACTCTTTATCTGATAAGGATAAAGATTTACTTAAAGAGTTTTCGATTGCGATTAAATCCGTAAACGAAAGTGTCATGGAGAAGCATAGAACTTCTGTTAAGCAAAAAACTAAAGATGGCGACCACTCCCTAGCTATTGAGTTAGACAGCTAATAGATGTTATCTACTCTAATAGAGAATTTTCTCTATGATGCAGTTGGGGGAAAGTCTAAACCACTTTCCCCCGATGTTATTAAAGAGTTTAAAGAGTCTTGTGGTAGAGCATTAGAAAAACAATTTAACGAACAAATGGATTGGCGTATTCGTATGTCTGGTCTTGGTAAGCCTTTATGCCAACAGCAGTTAGAAAAAAAAGGTATTAAAAAAGAGTTTCAATACAATACAATAATAAAATTTTTGATGGGGGATTTGCTAGAAGCGGTTGCTATAGCAGTTATGAAAGGTGCAGGTATAAACATAGAAAAGTTGCAAGAACCTGTGTCATTAAAAATTGGTGATATAGAATTAAAAGGTACATACGATGTTAAGATAGATGGTAGGGTATGGGATATAAAATCTGCAAGTCCTGCAAGTTTTCTTAGTAAGTTTGGTCAGTATGGTAGTTACAATAAAATAAAAGAAAATGATTCATTTGGATATATTATGCAAGGACATATGTATAGTGAGGCGGATGACTCACCTTTTGGTGGTTGGATAGCAATAAATAAAGTTACTGGTGAATTTGCTGTATGTGAAGCACCAGAAGACCAAAAAGAAGATAGAAAAGATATGTTAGAGCAAGCTAACGAAACAATTAAGATACTTAATTCTAAAACTAAATTTAAGAAATTATTTAATGATATAGAAGAAACGTATGTACCGAAGTCTGGTAAACAAAAGGGTATGAGAATATCTACTGGTAACACTCTTTTAGAAAGCACATGTGGGTACTGTGAGTTTAGAAGTCATTGTTGGCCTAAAGCTGAGTTACATGAAAAGGTTACATCAAAAGCTAAGTCAAAGCCGTTGGTTTGGTATAATAAGTTAAAGAATACAGAGGTAAAAAATTTATGAACGTATTATGGTTATCAGCACCCTATCGTAAAGATGATATAATGGCTAATAAAGATGCTATTTGGGTATATACTGAAAATGAAGAACAAACTGGTGGTGGTGAAGTCACTGAGTTTATGAGGTCTACAGAAAATTGTCATCCTTTAATAGTAAGACAACATCACGGAAAAGATGGTTTTTATAAAGAGGATAACATACTAAGAACTACACAAGTTATTGAAAGGTATTTTAACTCTTTGTTTATAAAAATAAAACAAGGTAAATTAGCTATCTTACCTACCATAGATATAAATGAAACTATGATAGAACTAGAAAAAAACGCACCTAGTTTACACTCTGTTTTTGTAAAAAATATTGAAATTACAAATAGATACAAAACAAAAAGTTTAATATGAAAAGAAAGGGATTTCGTTCTGAGTTTGAAAGAGGTTTTGCCCACTGGTTGATTAAGAATGATGTTAAATATGACTATGAAAAGTTTTACATAGAGTATCAACCTAAAATTAAAAAGTATACTCCCGATTTTTATCTTTCAAAACAAGGTATATACATAGAAACAAAAGGTTTTTTTGATTTAGCAGATAGACAAAAACATTTATTAGTTAGACAACAAAATCCCGATATTGATATTAGATTTTTATTTGTAAATGCTAATAATAAACTTAACAAATCGAGTAAAACAACTTATGGTCAATGGTGTGATAAGAATAAAATACTATGGGCAGAGAAAAGGATTCCTAAAGAATGGTTGAGATAAACGAGTTTATTGATGAAAGTGAAAAAATGTCTTTATTACCCGATAGGTTTTACTTAATACTTAAACCAAAAGGTGATGGTAGTTTTAATGTAGTTGCTTATGATACAACTGACCCATCTAAACCTGTTGATTCTACTTTTTATGTTTTAAAAGGTTTAATGGAAACATTAGAGATTGATTTAGATAAGTTAGTACAACTAGGTCAAATGGCTATTATGGATAAGGTGGTTGAATTACAATCTACCGGAAAAGAACCAACAACAGAATTATTAGAAACAGACATAGAACAAATAGACATGGGTAAAAAACATTGACCAAAATAGAAGAGAATAAATCTAGTAGTATTAAAAAGTTAAAGTCACATGATTTTTCTATTACAAAATTTAGTAAAGACTTAAAGTATGGCAAGAAACATGAGAAGCTTGTTATGGAGTCTAGACTAGATTATGAGCTTAAAACAGATAGATTAGCACATAAAACAGGTAATGTATACGTTGAATATGAGTCTAGAGGTAAAAGTAGTGGTATAACAACCAGTAAGGCTAACCTTTGGATATTTAAAATAGTGGATAAAAAGGATAAACATTTGTTTTCTATTGAGATTCCTCTTGACAGATTGCGTAAAAAGGTGTACAATAAATACCCTACCACTCTTGGTGGCGACCATAGAACATCTAAAGGTTATCTGGTTTCTTTAACAGATTTGGTATCTACACAATGACTATAACAAAAGAATTACTTAGTAAAGCATTAGAATTAGTAGGCGGTCAGCGTCAAAAAGATTACGGAGATAAAGTAAAGAACCACGATAATATAGCAAAACTTTGGAGTGCATACTTAGATGTTAAAGTAGATGCACATGATGTAGCTATTATGATGAGCTTACTTAAAGTTGCTAGAACTAAATTAGGTGAAAGAACAAAAGATACTTATGTTGATATGGCGGCCTATGGTGCTATAGCGGGTGAAATACAATTTAAAAAGGGAGAGAATAATGGAAACTAAAATAGTTAAGATACGAAAATTAGATGATATAGATAAGAATGATTGGGAAGTTAACTTTAGTAATGAAACACAAATACTTTATACACATGAGGAGTTATTTAAAATTATGGAATTAGGATTAGCTAGAGAAAAACCAGTAGTAAAAAAAGAGGAAACAGGTACTCCTATATTTTTTCCTAAAGATGAAGAGTTTGAAAATATGAAAAAGAAAGAAAAGAAAATAGTAGCTAAATTTAGAGAAGATGTTACTAGTCTATCAAGTGCAAAGTTCAATAAGAAGTATAGCAAAATTAGGGGAGATAATATAAATGATGTATTAGATGAATGATACTGTAATAGCTAGTTTTAAAGTAAAGATAACAAAAGAAGGTTTGTTAATACTAGAAACGGAGTTAGCAAATCCTATTGATTTTACTGAAGCCATGGATAAATGGAACCCCGAATACGAAAACACCCCGGTAATAGCATCTATGTTAGATTACTATTCCGGGGTGTTTAATTTAATGATTAAGGATAGTCAGAAACTAACTAATTAAATTCCTAACTGTAATTGGTTAAACCCTTCTATAGGGTATGAGTCTACTTCAAAACATAAAGAATCAAAGTGTGCATCATGGTCTCCTTGACTATCAGCATACATTTTAAATTGCTCTACATATAATTCAGTAGATGACAAGCATGTATCCATATCTGGATATATGTATCCTTGATATCTTACTGATGGCCAATTTGGCATAGAAGTTATTATTATTGCCATTGCTATTTTAATCATCTACCCTCCTAACGGGTTAGTAGATTTTAACTTTATTTCTTCTAACTGTATATCTTGTAATTCATTTTCTTTTAGTGCTATAGCAATATTCTTTTCAATCTCAGATAATGACTCATTAATTTTTTTAATATCTTTCTTAAGACCATCAATATTAGGTATGTTTATACCCGCTATAGATTGTTTTACACTAGATATTTGTTCGTAGACTTCAGTTAAATTTGTTTCTTCTGGTATATCAAGCATTGCTATTTCTTCTCTTACTTTAGCAATTTGTGCAAATACAGAAGTTAAATCAACAGGTTGTATTTTCTCTTCTACTTTTGCAATTCTATCAATTAAATCTACTTTATATTCATTTGCATAGAGTAAAGCACTATCTACTTTTGCATTTAATTCTTTATCTTTTTCTTTTAGCGGGTTTAAATTAACTGCGGGTGTAGATTCTATTGCATCTAATCGTGAATTAAACTGGCCCCAAGTGTAAAATCCCCCTCCTATTGCCCCAATAACACCTAAAAGTGCCGCATATGTGCTAAGTTTATCCATTATCTTCATTGTTTTAATGCCTCCAATTCAGCTAATAATTTGTTTTTCGCTTTGTTAATACTTAGTAATTTAACCCTATGTATCTCAACAGGGTCATTGTTTTTATAGGAATTAAGCGAAGTTCCCACATAAATATCTCCCGAGTAGGAAGATAAATCAACTTGTAAAAATAATCCCAAGCTAGTGCTTTCGTATATTTCTTTTGCAGAATAGAAAGCTATTTCTTTATATGCATCGAGACTATTATCTTTAAAAAATAAATCCTCTTTTGATAAGTTTTGAGTTGTTTCTTTTGTTACTTGTGCTATTCTTTTAGCTATTGTTTTTAAATTTTTCTTTAATTTAGTTTCGGTATCTCTAACATCTGTAATAACCCGGTCTTCACTGTCCACCTGCTTTGGCTCTTCCGATTGTACATCTTCTTGTTCTCCACTATCTTCTGGTTGTACATCGGACTCCTCAGAGCTTTCGCTACTGGGTTCTTCCTTTTCTGGTTCTTTTTGTTTTTCATTTTCGGGTTCATTACTTGCTACTTCTTTTTCTACAGGTTTTGATTCTGTAGTATCCTCCATTGCTTCTTTTTCATTCTCCTCAATCGTTGGAACGCTTTCTTCCTCCGTTGTGAGACTTTCCATCGGTTCCTCAAACTCTTCAAAAGATTCCTCAGTAAGTTCGTCATTGAACTCCTCCTCAGTTATCTCTTCAAAAAACTCTTCGGCAGTAATGCCTTCATCCTCTAGAAACTCCATGAACTCTTCTTCCATGCCAGTCTCTTCTAAAAATTCAGTAAAATCCTCTTCAAATTCTTCTGTGAATACCTCTTCTATCATCATAGGTGGAGGTTCCATAGTAAAATCTTCTTCAAAAAATACCTCTTCCATACTTGGCATCTCTTGAAAATCCATCTCTTCAAAAACCTCCATCTCAAATTCTTCCATAATTGGAGGTAATTCTTCTATATAAACTGTTTCTATATCTTCAAATGGTATATAAAAATCGTCTTCCCAACCCATATCATCATCGAAGTATACTTCTTCTTCTATAGGTATTTCAAATATAGGTAAGTCTTCTTCATACCAATTAAAATCATCTGGTATGTCTTCTATTATATCTACTATATCTGTATCAATATCATCTATAATATCTTGTGTTTCTACACTTATAGGAGGTATGTAAGTATAACTAATATCTAATGTAACATTATCTACATCTGGCCCACGATGGTAGTTATCATAAGTTGTGCCTGCTGTTTCATTATATAGTTCTGCTCTTATTGTAAAATCTGTTTGTGTGTTTGAGCCTTGAGTATAAATATTCGTATAGTTTGTAAATGTACCACCGTTTCCCGCCCTGTTAGGGTCATGGTCATTTATATCTCTAACTTGTGTAGATACTGAACCATCAGAGCCTGTAACAGTTTGTTTAAGGGTAAGTGTATTTTCAATACTATTCCAAAACCATACATCTGCCCCCATAGTTGAGGTAAAACCTTGATTAATTTCTGGCTGTGTTAGATGGCCATCACCAACTAAATCTACATCTTGATATACATTATCTTCTTCATGCCCTTCAAATGCTAATACACCGCCACTATCATCCATTCCTGTTTGATATGGAAACCCATTCCAAGCACCATGGCTGTGAACACCTTCACCGCCGTCTGTCGACCAACCAGTTGTAGTAGTATTGTTTCCAGTTCCAAATGTTGAATTGGAAAGGATGTTACCTGTAGTTAGTGTTTGTGTGTTACCAATACTGTATATACACAAAAAGGATATTAGTATAGATACCCATATTCCGTAGTATAAGTATCTCATCCGCTATGTACGTTAATTACTTTTTTCTCACCAGTGTCTAGGTCAGTTTCAATAATTATGTTATCTACCTCTTCTTGCTTTTTCAAAGTTTCTAGTTTAGCTTTTTCTTCTTCTATCTTTTTAGCTAGTGCTTCTTGCTCTAGTCTAAGTCTTTCAGCTTCTTCTTGTCTTGCTATCTCCGCTAATTCGTTGTCAATACGAGAACGTATTTCTAATTTTGATACATAAGACTCATAATCTGGTCTTTCTATATCATACTTATTCCATTGTTCTATTGCTTCTGGGCCTATCTTTCCTTCAAATGGACAAGGTGTTCCTGCCATAAGCATAGCTTCAAAAACTCGTTCATCTTGACATAGAATACTTACAGCCGCTACCTTCATTCCGTAGTCAAAAAGTACCTTACTTAATTTTATTCGTTCACAGTTAAGGTCACGAACATGTTTACCAAAAGAGCCACCAAAACCAAGAGTAGATACAGAGCCACTAACCCCCATGCTACAAACATCTTGAGACATAGCTGAATACGAAGGGGCATTAGCTGAGTTGACGGGTACATCTGACCCATTGGTAGTAGATGAAGTGGTACTTGTTGTTGTGTTCGTTTGCCCTCCGGAGTATGAGTTTGTTGTTGTAGATGTGTAACCACCTGTAATTTGCGTGTTACTACCCGAGGAGTTTGTTTGTGCGTTGTTGTCATTTGTTGAATCTCCCCATGTTGATGAACTTATACAAAGTATAAAAGTTAATAAAAATGCTAATAATAAATTACTTCTTAACAAGGCTACCTCCAAAATATAATCCAATAATTGCAGACATTAGGTGAGTATCTAAAGG